CCCGAGGATCCCCCTGTGAAGAGGGAAAAACCCCACAATCTGTCCCGACCTGCGCTATGTTCTGTGAAAACCCCACTACAGGAGGTCCATAGAGCACCGCATGGTGTTCAGTGCTACCAGTCGCATATGCGTACATGGCGGCAATACAACCACTGCGAGTCATGCCAAAGCGTGCTGAAGTGGTGGCTGGATATGGGATGGCGGGAGTGGGCCTGCCAAATAACCAATACGGCCACAATGTTGTGTTGGTAATAGTCAAGTTAGCAAAGTCCGCCAGGATCCACGAGGGTATCATCATCAGCTGTTTTAAACTGCGAATGTTTTCCCCCACGGTATACTGGTTCGCCTCACCAATATCGGAGACACCACCTAGACCCGACTGCAAAAATGCTATATTAGTGCTGTTAGACCCAGGTACGGCTACTCCAAACATGGGAGGGGCTGGACATGCAAACTCAAAATCATCACCTGCCTTAACCTCCACCATAAAGTCGATGGTCGAGGCAACTTCGCCAGACACAACCAAAGGATCCATAATGATCATGGAGACACCGCCCGTTGAGGACTGTACTCCTGTGAATGGCGTGTGAGACACATATGGTACCTCGAACTCTACAACCGAACCGTCTCTCAGATCGAAGATCTTAGAATAACTGAAAGGCTGAGGAGATCCAGATGCCACTTCCGGTATGGGCACAACCAGACTTGGAACAGTGTTGGTGATGTTATCATCCAGCTCGGGCACATACCCTATCATAACGCGACCTCCATGAAATTTTGTTTTACTGAAGGTAATGCGAAAATGTAGGGTTCCGCGCCACAAGCGGAAAAATTGTGCAACGTAAGCTAATGGACTCAATGCGATGGAATTAGTGGCGGCAGTAGATCCAGCAGGCAGTGGTATATTACCTCCTGGTCTACCTGAATTCGTCCTAAACCAAAAAGATGTGGGACAAATAGGGGCGGCATACAATGCTGTACCTGCCGCGTCTACTGTGGCCATATTGCCAACAAACACTTGCCCATAACGCCCAATAACATACTGTATTGCCATCTCATCAACGTCTGTGCCACCTGCCAAAGCGTCCACCGCTAAGCGGTTGCTCTGAAATGGTGCTAAAACAAAAGATGCACTAGGCATGTCTACGTTCGCTTCCCCTATATAAGAGGATCTCACTACGCGGTTGGGAGGCTCCAAAAGCTGGGGCTTGGAAAAACCGAAAACTCTAGCGACATTAGCCGCCAAATCCATGACATTGGAAGTGGTAGAGCCTATGGAACTGAGAAAAGGAATGTATGAAGAAATTGTGCGCACTTTTGCAGAAAGCGCCAACACTTTATCACTACCTCTAACGGATTTCTCCTCCTTCGTAATTGCGCTACCGGAAAGACCCGATTGCACAGTTATTGCGTTGTATGTAGTTGGGTATGAACCTATCAACTCTAGATTATGTAATGAAACCATCAGCTTGTACGTCGGTGCATTAACTCCGGCCAAAGTGCGGTAGGGCATCAGCGTATTTGCTGAATACTCACCGAGACCTTCTGCTGTCAACACAGACTGGTTTACTCCAGAATTGGTAAGCGGCATGAAATCATAAGCATAAAGGAATGGAACCTCTAGCTCTGACATGGTCGTCTCCGCGATATCGTGAAGAACATGTGGCAGGTTAGTAGCCATAGCCGAGTTGAAAGCACGGGGATACACCACCTGTGAATTAGGGGGCGCACCATACTGAAAACTCTGACACAGCAATGCCTGCTGAAAAGGGGTTGCCGCCACAACCAATGTGAATTTGATAGTGAAGCGGATCCCATATACACCTGCAAGGCGTCCATTAAGCTGGGGAAACCAGGTAGTGAGCGCCAAGCGAGTGACATTGGAACCAATGAATGGTCCTCTAGTAGTGATGATACTACCAGATTGAATAACTCTAGGCCTTGCCAAATAGTTCAACAAATCCTGATACGAGCTATCGCCTTTAATGAAGGTGGAAGTTTTTCCTACCCCCACGGCTACGCTTGTACAGGCCTCATTTACTATGTCTGTCACTCCTAGTCTTTCTGGAGCAGGGTTAATTGAAATACCCTCAAACTCGTCACATTTCTGATCAATGTCTCTTATATCATCTGTTTTAGTGAGATGTATACTGTGGTGGGCTATCTCACACCCATCCACAGAGATGCGATTCTCTGGCTCCGCCTGAGTAGTAAGCTAAAAAGCAGGGGCTGTGACATCCTGTCGATGATAGGGACCACGCATCTACGTATTTATTCCCTTTACACCCGTATATACGTCAAAACCAGGCATCCACACGGGCTTGCATCATCTGACGATAGCCCTTGCGGTCGCCATGGTCTGGTGCCTTCTGGGCATCAGCCATGATCCTTGCGACGATGGGATAATGTTCGTCCCAAAGTGCCTGGTCATGCAGAGCAAGCTCGCCAAGCAAGTTCTCCATGTTGCGGAAAATCTCTCCCGCCATGTCCTTGTTATTTTTATAATAGTATGGAACGAACAAAAAGCTCGACGGTTCTAAGGGTGCTACCCATCCGCCGCCTGCCAAAACGTCTGGTACAAAGCGCCGCTTCAAAAACGTGCATTTGTCCAGTGTCGTATAAGGCGTGAGCTCTCCGTCCTTGCTGCCTGCAGTGTAGGTCAAACCAAACAGTTCTTTCATAGTAGACGCCACCGTAACCTGATTGAAGACTTCGGAAACGGCGTCGCCGGTGTTAACTATATTGTCATCACCGAAAGTACCAAGGTAAACTTTGTTCCACATGTTCACATAGTCGCCAGTGAGGTGCGTATAGCAACCTGTCAAGGTGATAAGTGAGTACAGCGAGTTAACGGGAGTGGTAAAGGGATGCCCACTGGGCAAAGACTTGTTCCACTGCACCAAATAGCACTGGTTCCTGCTGTCCCCAGACAGATGGCGCGAATGGACCAGTTCCAACCATAGGACCTTCCGAATCAAAGCGTTCTCCTCTCCATCATTGTACCATTGGTTTATGAATTCCAAGATGACCTCGTGTAAATAAGGTTGCTCGGAAGAGTCGAATCGCTTAAAATCTCCGTCGAAGACCTTGTCACCGCGGCTAGAAAGCTTCGATGCAAGGACCCACCACTCGGAGTATGGATTGATCCCTGGACACATGCCACTGACTGTGTGATGTCGGAACATGGCTGCCATAAAAGCGCCAAAATACCGTCGGAATGCAACCACATAGTCCAAAGGTGCAGCACTGATGATACGAGTGGCACCTGAGTCAACCTTAGCAATAGGGCGAGTTTCGTCCTTAAGGAAATCAATAAAGACGTGGGCTAAACGCGTACCTTTGCGGGCACTGTCTATGATGTACTCAACCCTCTGCTCTAACTCACGGCACAAATCCGAAGTCAGGTCAAACTCATCGTCTGCTCCAAAGAAGGCCTTCTTGCCTCCCTTTGTGTCCAAAACATAAGGATATCCGGGGGAGGTTGCCCTGCTCACAGACTTTATTTTAAGCCCTTCAACGCCCACCACCGCCTCCTCAAAACTGAAAATATGGCGTGTGTCGCTGACCGAGGCTGTTCGAAAAGGTTTGGTAGCAAGGGCAACAATTGCGTGAATGTTGGGGACCTCACGGTACTCCAAATCACTAGCATATGCCCTCAACCCCTCTACGATAGGGCTAATGTAGTTGCCCTCTGCGTCAAAGAAGGGTTTCATATGGGCGGGCTTCTGAGGATTGGGACCAAAAACCTCCAACTCACCAATTGGCGATGGCTTGAGCTTGGTATTTGGGCTCATTGACACGGGTTTTGATACCATGCCAATTAATGTGAAACTGCCCTTGATGAGCTTATCGTCTCCCACCAGCCCGGATTCCTCGCGATAGTTCAAGTCCACCACGGGCACACCTCTGGCTTCCATGTCCTCTGCGAAATTATCTCTCACTGCCTTGAAACCGTTGACAGCTTGTTCAACCATCTGTGCGGTCACGATAGTGCAGAAACCCTTCCTGGAGAGGTACCCAGGAGAACCTGCGGTATGGAGCCCCAAATAGCAACGCCCGCCATAATGGCGGTTTACTGCAATAGTCAAGGGCGCACCACACATGCCAACCTCGGTGTTCATGTTGTAGCCAAGCAAATACTCATACACGGCCTTGCCAGTAGTCAACTTACGCATATACTCGAAGCTATTAGCTCCAAGTGTGTGGCGAGTCAACACTCGTTTGCCGCTTAAAGTCTCCACCTTGCACACATCCAAGCGCACTGCTGCGGCACTCTTGATGGCGTCCGCATATTGAGAGTCGGTGAGGAAATACTGGGTAATCTTCTTGTTGCATTGAAGAGTCCCAGGAGGAAAATTAAGAAATTCAACGTCCCGGTCTGCGACCTTGGCCCTGGGTATCTCCAACCACTGCTTAACCGTCAACTCTAGCTTAAACTCAGTAGTCGCTTTGCAAAGCAACACTTTGTCTGTCAGCTTAGTGGTTCCGGCTGCCAATCTCTCCTGCATCTGCACTGTAAAATGCGCAGGCTGAAAGGCAACAGTGGATTCGACAAACTGGACCTGCCCCACCAACACATCTCCGTCTTCGGTAACCAGTGACATTGAAAACGTGTTCTGGTATATCTTGTCGTGAATGATGTCGGGCAATGAGGTACTCTGAATTTCCACCTTGGGCGAGCGAAATGATCCCTTAGGGGCTGGGACATCCGTCTTAATATTGCTCTGGTTCTTAGCCTTCCTGGGCACACCACGCCCCGTGACCATATTGACCAATTTGGCACCCACCTCGTAGGCACCTTTGGCCACTGCTGCCAATACGGAAAGTATGGTCGGCCCAAATGCAAATATAGCCCCAACAGAAGCCACACCAAGGAAGATGGGGGACTTTGCCTTAAACCTGGCGAACCAG